AGGCCTGCGCCTGCGCCTGTAGCTTCGGCCGCGCCACCTCGGCATCGCGCAGGCGCTCGAGCGCAGAAATCTGCTGCTCGAGCGCATAGACCTCGCCTTCGCGGTCCTCGACATCACGCAGCATTTCGGCACGAGCCCGCTTGATGGCGATCTGCTCGTCGTAGCGCTTGCGAATCAGCTCGGCCATCTGATCGGCAGTAGCGCCGATCTGGGCATTCTCGTCCTCGGCGGCCTGCGCCCTTTTTTCCAATTCCTCGGCCTGTGCGGCGGCGGCGGCGGTAATCTGCTGCTGCCCCTGCTCCCAAAAGTTGGCGCGCGCCTTGTTGGCCTTGGCAATAAAAGCCATGTAGACAGCATCGGCCTTGCCAGCCTCTTCCACCAGCTTGAGCAGATCGCCCTCGAGCGAAACACGCCACTTGTCGTCCTTCGTCGTGGCCAGCTTTTCCTGCACGGCGAGGATCTGCCGGTCGATGCCGGAGATGGCTGCCTGCAGCTTTTCGTCCTGATACGCCTGCTCGCTCGTCAGGCCGGCTTCGTGCGCGTAATCCAGCGCCTGCAGCTCGGCGGCGGTGCCTGCCCTGATGGCCTCCAGACGGTTCTTGAATTGCGCACGCACCGTATCGCCGGCATCCTGGCCGCCGAGGCTCTTATTCATCAGCCGGGTAAACTGCGTGCCTTCGTCAAAAGACGACTTGGTGAGCGCCGCCATGGCGGCGCGCTGCACTTCTATGGGGTAGTTCGTATAGGCCTTGGCGACTTCGGCGGCGCGCTCGGCATATTCCTTCTGCTTCGCCGTCCAGCCGCGCCACGGGTCCTGCAGGTTGCGCGCCAGGGAATCCGAGAAGCTGGTGTCGAAACCCTGCTGCACCGGCTTGTTATACTTGTCCTGCATCCACTGGTCGGCCTGGGCACGCAGTTCAGAGAGCGCTTCGCCCCTGACGCTGCCGCCGAAGGCCTGGATGTACAGCCCTGCCCATCCTGACTGAGCAGCGCGGAAATAACGCTCCAGGGGCAGCTCGATATCCTCGAGCATCGATTTGACAGTCCTCAGGACATCGACCAGGCGCGCCACGCCCATGGCCGCCGACTCTCCCCACTCCTTCAGCGTGCCATCAGCCGCAATGCCGCGCACAGTGTCCTTGAGGTTGCCGGATTCACGGGCAGCATCGAACATGGTCTGCACGAACGAATCCAGTGCCGGCAGCATCTCGTTGACGATGATCTTGCCGGTGCCGGAATACACCAGGCCGAGCCGGGTGATGTTGTCCGAGATGTTGTCGGCCAGCGCCGCCTGCGCCGTGGTGGTCTTCACCACCAGGTCTCCGGCCGTGGCCATGTCGTTCAGCACCAGCACCAGTTGCGCGCCACTCTTGCCGAACAGCAGTTGCGCGGCAGCGACCCGCTCGGTCGGCGAGACGATGCTGGCCATGGCTTTCGCCACGTCCTGCATCACCGAACCGCTGTCGCGCAGGTTGCCGCTGGTATCCTTGATCGAAACGCCGAGCGCCTGGAAGACGGCCTGCTGATCCCGCCCGCCCGTCGCTGCGGCATTCATGTTCTTGGCCAGCTTCTGCAAGCCACCCGCTACCTGGTCGATATCGGTATTCGAGAGCTTGGCGACGGCGGCGATGCCGGACAGCGCCTCAACGGTCGCTCCGGTCTGCTGGGAAAGATCGTGCAGCTTTTCCTGTGCCTTGATGGTCGAGCTGATCAGTGCCGCGAAGCCGCCGACTGAAATGCTGGCGCCGATCGCCGCCAGCTGCCCCTGCACCATCGTGGCGGCCTGGCCGAGCGAGAGCATCGATGACGCGGCCTTCTGCAGGGCCGGCGTCGCATTGTCGACCGCAGAGAGAATGATGCGCGTGCTGTTATCGCTCATGCCGACGCTCGCCCATGATCTTCAGTGCCTCGGCTTCCATGGCCTGCAGGCCGGACATGCGCGCCGCGGTGATCCGGATGCCCATTGCCCTGGCTACCACCGCGACCGAGGCATAATCAAGTCCGAAGGCGCCGCCCATGCCCACCCGCCATTGCGTGCCGCACGCCGAAAAGAGTTGCACCGTTTTCCAGTTCGCCGGGTAGATCCATAGCGCCTCCTCTTCCGTATCCTCGAAACTGCTGGCCATGTCTCCCGGCAGCCCCATCACTGCCAGAAACTCCGCCTTCGTCCCGCCGCCCGTCTGCCGATACAGCCGCCGCGTGGCGGCCATCAGTTTTTTCGCTTTGCCTCCAGCAGTTCCGAACGGAACGCGTCGAACAGGTAGAAAGCGGCCGTCGGGTAGTTATCGATCAGCAGTGCGAGCGATTCGGCGCTGTAGTCCTGGTCGGGCCCGTTCCAGCCAACCATGATCTCGGCCAGCGCCTCGGAATCCTTCTTGGCCTCGCGCACGGTGCGGATACCTGTAACGTTGCCGTCCTCGTCCCTGACCTCTTCGGTCTGCGCGCGCAGGCCATCGAAAAACGCCTGCGCGGCGGAGCGCGACAAAAACTTGAATTCGACTTCGATCTCAGCCGGCTTTTGCTGGCCAGGCAGGACGATGCCGACCTTCGTCCTGAAGGTCGGATTCGGTTGCAGCTTGAACATGGACTCGCCTCTCGAAATCCGCCACAAGGGTTCCGACGGCAGCCGCGGAGGCGGACGCGGCACTGGCGGAGCCTGCCAGGTGCCGTCGGAATTCAATGATTACGGCTTGGCGTAGCGGATGCGGCTGGCGATGTTGATCGTGACGTCGGTCGTCATGATGCTGTTCGCGTCATCCGCCTTGGGCAAGCCGGGCGAGCCTACATAGCCGAAGAACAGCATTTCCAGCCCATCCGGGAAGACGACCTTGAAGCCGGTCTTCGCTGCCGCGTCGGAGGCCGCCTGGATGGCCACCAGGCCGGCATCGTTCGGGTCCCATACACAGGGCAGGCTTACCTGGCCGCCGGCCTTGGTGGTCGGGAACTTGCGGGTAATCTTGTCCCACAGATAGGTGTATTCGGCGAACTGCTGCTCGCCGCCGCTGATCGAAAATCCGGTGGCCACCTGAATCTCGGTGGCCATCGTGACGAGCTGCGCGTTGCCGCTGACGAAGGTACCGTAGGCCGTGGTGTCCTGATCTTCCAGCTCCAGCGTATTGGCCGTGGTGTTGACGTTGGCGACACGCATCAGCGCGTCTTCGAGATCGGTCATGCCGAACACTGACGTCAATGCCAGATAAGAACCATTGATCCAGGTATCGGCGCCGGAATATGTCAACACGGGAGGCGCCGCCTTGGTGATGGCGCTGACCGCCTGGACGGCGGAAATGGCAGACTGCATATAGATGCGGGTGCCGGCAGGGGTGCGTACGGTGGGCATGATGTCTCCTATGACGAGTAGGCGATCCGGAGGAAAACAGGCAGCCGGATGACCGGCTTTTCGGTGCTGTCATCCATCTCCGGATCTCCGATGGAATTCAGCGTAATACTGTGTACGAGGCCGCCGAGCGTGTTATGCGCGACGCTGTCGAAAAGCCGGCCTTCGATGTCGGCGAGCGCCGAGTCGGCGGCATCCTCATACCCGTCGACTTCCTTGACGACGATGTCGACACGACAGGTGAGGTAGCCGATATACGCGGCGCCGGTAGCGAGGCTGCGAGCCGCCGTTTCCCGATCCTCCGCGCCCGTGCCGATCAGCAGGGCCGGAACCTCGGCCGCGCCAAGCGGCCGCACGCGCGAAACGAATACCCGCGCGCCGCAGGTGGCAAGCCCTGTCAGCACTGCAGCAAGCGCGCTGCGAATTTGCGTGCGCTTATGAATCATGCCGACTCCAGGCGCAGCCGCGTCATGCCCGTGCCATCCGGTTCGATCGCCGTCACGGCGAAAGAATTGCCGCCGACGATGACGGAATCACCGACGGCGGCCAGGGACGCTGAAGCGTCAGGCAGGAGCACAGCGGGGGATGAACCGGAAACGAGGCCGAAGGCCTCCTGGTAGCCGTTATCGAAGAGGCCGCGCACCGCCGTCGCGCCGATGATGACATCGGCACCGAAGTCGGCCATGAAGGCGGCGGTATCCTCGACGAAAGCCATTATTTCTGCTCGGCCTTCTTCTTCTCGACGGCCGGGACCGCCTTGCCCAGCGCCTGCAGTTCGCGGGAGAAGTTTTCATCGACGTCAACCACGCTGCCGACGGCACGGGCTTCGCCATCCATCCAGAAAGCGCGGACGACTTCCATCTTGACTGTCTTCTTGTCCATGGAGATTCTGGCGGGCTGCCCCGCCAGCCTTTCATCAGGTGATTGAGGTGGCCCGGCTGAAGGCGCCCGCGTAGCGGATGCCGACATCGAGGGTCTGAATGGCGCGAATGCCGGAAATCGCCGCGGCAAAGTTGGCATACGGATTGAGCGCGATTTCCAGCATGCCCCACTCGCCGATCACGACCTGCGAGAAGTCGCCGAACACCATCGAGGCAGCGGTGACCTGCAGTGTGCTCATGGCGCGGAACCCGCTGACGGTGCCATCGAGCAGATTGCCAGCCCACAGGGGCGTGTCGGTGCCGCTGAAGCGCTGGCGGCCGGACAGCAACGCGGCGACGGCCGGCGTGGTGACATAGGCGCAGTTGGCAGCCAGGGCATTGGAGCCAGCGACGTCGGACTGGAACTCCAGGATGCCTGCGTAAGCGATCGTGGTACCCGTGACCGAGCCAATGCCAGCCGTGGCGGAAATGCCGGTGGGCGCGCCGCCGCTGCCGGTCCCCTCCAGCGCCGCGGCATCGATGGCGATGGCCAGCACCTTGGCGAGGTCGTTCATCACCAGCTGGTCGGCCGCCGGGCTCGACTGCATCATCAGCTGGCGCGACACTTCCGTGTAGGCGCCGACGCTCTTCGGCGTCAGCGCGAGCTGGCCGAGCGTCTGCTGGCTTTCGGTGATGGCTGTCGCCTCGTTGGTCAGCCAGTAGGCAGTGCCGCCGGCGGTCTGCTTCGGGATGGTGACATTGCCCTGCAGGCCGGAAAGCACGGTGGCGCCCAGGCGACCGACGACGGTGCGGTTGCGCAGCATGTCGATGAAATTGGCGCCGAGATTGTCGGTGGCGACCAAATAGCCACCATTCGCGGCGGTGCCTGCCGTCATGTCGCGCTTCTGGATTTCATACGGCACCAGGAAGCCACCGTTCGGCGTGGCATCAAGGCCCGCGCGCTTGGCGATGGCGCTGGACACCTCGGCCTCGAACGGAGCCTTCGACCAGTCGCGATCGACCATGGCGCGAATGGCGCGCAGCACCGAGTAGTTCTGGGTTTCGCGGCTGGACAGGCCGATATCCGGACCCTTGGCGGCGGAGATCGTGTAGGCGCTGGCGATCTTGTCGAGGATGCCGCGCTGAAACTCTGCGACGCTCTTGCTGTTGGCGATAGCGTCGAGCGCGGCTTCGGCAACGTCGTGCTGCTTGAAGGCTTCCGCGACGGCGCGGATTTCTGCCACGCGCGCCTTTTCGGCGGCGGCGAGGTCAGCGACTTGTACTTCGGGCATGATGATGTTCTCCATGATGACTGGGGTGGGTTCTGCGGCTGCTGCGGGTGCGGCTGGCGTGACGGCTCCCGCCGCACGTCCGACGCCCACCGTCGCGTCGGCCGGGACCGAGACGATGGAAATTTCGTAGGGCGTCCAGCGGGTGACGCGAAACACCGGCTCGTCATCCGCCGTGGCGGCGATCGCAGCGCTGGCCGCACGGGCAAAGTCGAATGACTCGCCGTGCTTCGCGCGCATCTCGGCGGTGAATTCGGGGAACGACCATGTGCGGATAGCCTGGACAGTGCCGTCATCCGCGCGTCGCTCTTCCTGCAGCTCGTCGATCATGTAGCCAATCGAGACCAGGCTGCGGATGCCGTCGGCAACGTCCTGCAGGATTTCTTCACCAGCGGCCGAACGCGATAGCTTGCACCGGGCGCGCAATACGCGGTCGCCACCCAGCGTGACCGAATCGACCACGCCGATCTGGTCTGCCATGTCATGATTGAGCAACAGCGGGTGGCGGCCATCGGCCAGGCGCGACAGGTCGATGCTGCCGGGCGCATGATCGAGGATTTCGATGCCCCACCAGCGACGGTAGGGCTCTTCGGACGAACAGGCCATGTCGATGATGCGGGCCTGGGTGTCGATCTCGCGTGTCAGCGCGAAAGTGCGGAACGGGTTATCCATGGCCGCCATGGTGGCCGGCCGAAGATCACATTTTCAGGATGAAAGTGTTACGCGATCTGCCCCTGCACGACGTTGACGGGCGTGAACCACGTCTCCTTGATGTCGCTGGCCACCTGGATCTCCAGCAGCGCCATGCCATACCTGACGATCGCGCTCGTATCGGCCGCGCCGATGACGACCACGACCAGCGACTGCGCCCAGTTGGCCCCAGGCGTCGCCGACGATTGCGCCACCTCGTCCGTCAGCGCCGTCGCATGATCCATCGACACGATGCGCGCCTTGATGGTCGCCGCCGAAGCGTCGAACGCCGTATTGCTGAGGGTGAGATTGACGGGCAGGCGAAAATCGTCGCCCGTCACCACGGTCGGTATCGTCATGTCAGATTGGCTCCGATCAAAGCACTTCGGTTGGCGGTCACCGCGGCACCGCTTCGATTGGCGGTCACTGCCGCGCGCAACGGTAAATTCGTGACAACGGACGATCCGGACGCCGAAACCCTGTTCCCGCCCTGGCTGATGACCGCCGCGCCCGTGATGGCGATCCGGCCGAGCGCG